AAATCATATCAGCAACAAAGTGCAAAAAAACTCCGAGAGTTATATTAATGTGAAGAACGACAAAATAAGCAGTAATCACTAGGATACTACCAGTTATTCTCATTGGGACATCAACTTTAGTCATTTCAAAGGTCGAGTAAAGATTTCGGATACAATGTCTGTTGCACCCATTGCCTCATACATGTATGTGGCACCGGATCGTGGATTTGTATGGTCACCACAGGTAAACACATCACATACTGCCATACCATTCTCTGGCCATGTATGAATACTAATATGAGACTCGGCAAGAAGTGCTATGGCAGTTACTCCATGAGGATCAAACTTATGAGATGAAATATTCAGCAATGTACTTTCGGCAAGAGTTGATGCATTTGCCAGCACATTGCGAATGTGCGATTCATCATCTAGCAATCCATATGGACATCCTTTGAGGGTGAAGAGAATGTGTCTCATTTATATCCAATCAGGTTTTCTGGATGGGATACGAAGATAATTATCTTTTACCCATGGTTTAGATGCAATATACATCTTGTAAGCAGTGAAAATGTCAATGCTCGTATCATACTTGAACTCATCAGGTCCCGCAAAGACAAAGGGTGTTGTATCCTTTCCACTGCGACCTTGAGGATCTGCGGTAGGGAGTATCTCCTTTGCTGCTAGAAGCGTCTTCTGACAGGTGTGAACCTTACCATAGCGAGCAGTATATTCATCACACATAGCAAGTCCATGAGCAAGCAACCACTGCCAATTGGTTACGAATTGATTTGCCCATTTAGTGCAGGGGTGATTACGAAAGGCACCCTTCTCAGTAGCATAGGCACTGCCATCTGCTCTAGGAAGAGTGCCAAAGTTGTGACCCCACTTGTCAGAGCATACAATAGCAAGCATCTGACAGGTCTCCAAAGGCATCTTGACAATATGCTTGTCAGGGAGAACCCTAGCACACTCCCAGGGGTCAGGAGAAGTAACAAAGATGTTCATATCACTCGAAAGTAGAATCAGGTTCCAGAGCAATATAATAAGTCAGATCATGATTTTTAGAGGTGAATCGTGACAAAAGTTTTTGCGAGACAACCACATCATAGGTTCCTGGAAGAATTTTAATGTTCTCCACTTTAAAGTTGAATGCGAATTCAGAACTAGTTTCTCCGACAACAATATTAAAGTTGTTAGAAGTATCGTTCTTTTTATCACGGACAACCAAAGTCACTTTACCATTCCTACCAATCGCAGAAAAATCAGGTAGTTGATTGATGGCAGCTGCTTTAAGCAGTTTGTCTAGTTGTTCTGTACTCAGTTCAAAACAAACATCTTCAGTGGGAAGAGTAATTTCCTTATCGGGAGGAGTAACAATTACATTTGGATCGGCAAAGAAAAAGGTTTGTTTAGACTTACCTTCACTAATAACAACATAACCATTATCAGTAAAATCCAATTCAGGATTTCTGAAAAGACTGTTATTTACATTGAGAAATTGATTGAGATCATAGAGTGCAAAGTCTGAAGGAAAATCTTCATCAAGATTTGCTTCTGCCAAAATGTTCTTGGCAACAGAAATTGTGCGAAGACGATTTCCTCTCTTTACAAGAATTGAGTTGTTAATTCCTGCAAAGTTTCTCAGGATGGACAGAGTTGAATCACTTAGTTTCATAGTGCGTTCGCGTAATTTCATGGTCATTGATTGTAATTTTCTTTCTCAGCATTCTTATCATTGAAGTGCATCAGAAGAACAGCATAATGCAGAATCTTCATAATGTCACGTCGGGCGGTGCCTTTCCTATCATAACGAGAAGCATACTTGAGAATATTAGATCGGCAAAATGCTTCACCATCACCACATGCTTCAATCAGATCAAGTGTTTGGATTTTATCATCACCGGCAGAATAATGCTGATCATATGTTCTAACAATATAATCAGTTAGTTCTTTTAGAATTTTTTCTTCACTATACTTATATCGATTATTTTTAGACATATTTAAAGAAATGTGGTCATCACCTTCTGCACCTGGAAGGTGAGTACCTATGTTCAAAGTGTTTTCATCCATTTTCAAAATTTCATCATAGAGCATGGACCAAGAATTAGTCATAATTTATTATATCAGGTAATCTCCTGATCGTCAATTGGCATTTGGAAATCCGCATCCACTTTATCATACAATTCTAGGAATGCTTGTTTGGTTTCATCATCAAAACGATTTACACAAACTTGGATTGCCTTTTCTTTCTTGCCAAAGATTGAATATGCACGGATAATGTGAACCAATCTACGAGTGCTGATAATTTCTTCAATACCACCATCATAGAAGGTCTTGCGGATAATGTCAGCCCAATCTACAAGTCTCCTACAGAAGTCTTCATCGTGTTTACCGACAGAAGCAGCAACACCCAAAAGAATCTTTACCTCATTAGAAGGAGTAGGATACTCCTGCTCAAAAGTCACAGGGAATCGCTCAAGGAATGCTTCATTGAGCACGTTAGTTCCAATGAATCGTCCATCGTCTGAACCTTTACCTTTAGTGTTTGCGGTTGCGATGACATTGAAACCTGCACTGGGACGGACAAACTGCCCAATTTTCTTGAGAAAGACTCCATTTCCTTCAAGGATAGACTGGAGACAGAGAATTTTATTAGAGGCAAGGTCGATCTCGTCAAGGAGCAGGATAGCTCCTCGCTGGAGTGCTTCAATGACCGGGCCATTGTGCCAGACGGTTGCACCATTAACAAGGCGGAAACCGCCAATAAGATCATCTTCATCTGTTTCAATAGTAATGTTTACGCGGATAAGTTCTCGTTTTGTTTGGGCACATGCTTGCTCCACCGAAAGAGTTTTACCATTACCGGAGAGTCCAGTAATAAATGTCGGATAAAAAAGATTGGACTGAATAATTTTTTTAATATCACTAAAGTTACCAAACTGGACGAAAGTATCATCTTTCCGAGGAATAAGGTTTTGTTCAATGGCAGGCAATGCTGCAGGAGAACTGTAAGATACTTCCAATTCATTCACGGTTTCTTTTGTCAATTCAAGATTCCATTTACCACGACCAACTTTACACTCAGAAAGTTTTTTAGTTACAGTTTGATAATTAGAATCATTCATCATACACCATGCACGAATGTCGGCAGAGGTTACAGACTCACCATACAAATTTTGAAGAGAAGTACGAATGTAGTCGGTGGTCAGAGACATTGGTTGTTTTGTTTGACTGAAGTTATTATAGTCGAAAATTGCTTTGAATTTCATTTGACAGACACTTAATTAAGTGTCTATGGTTATGCCACCAAAGAAATAAACTCACCAAGAATTTTCTTATTCATTTTTTTGGAGTTGAGAGATTTTGCAAACGCACTCTTAATCTGAGTTTTAGTTGCGTCTTCATTCACTTCAAATTCATCATCACTATTTAAGGCAGAAGATGATAAACCAAAATAACTGTGATATCCAGAAGTTTTAATTGTAAAAGATTTTCTTTTTTTCCATACACTTTCTAGTTTATGAAATTCCTCAGAATAAAATTTATAGTACTTACGCATAAATGATTTGGCATCACGGGATTGAAGAATACGAATACCGATGAAATTTATATCAACAAAATTATCTCTCAGGTTGCGAAGAAGAACATCAGTCATTTCATCCCATTCATCACTGAAGGTATATGTGTTTCCAGTTCCCCTATCTCTCAAAACGCACCTATGCCCAATATTACCAGTTCCAAGAAAAGGACCATCAACATATCCGCGATCAATCTGACGATGATATCTTAAGGAACATCCCTCTCCATCAGTCAAAACGACACACTGAACTTTTTGAAGTTTATGTTCTTCTTTGAATTTTGGTAGGATTTGATGGAGAGAAATCATTGCCTCATTCAAGGGAGTTCCGGAGAGTCCTAAACCAACAGGAGCTCTAAAAGAACAATGATAATCATGACTATATGCAATTCTGAAAATATTTTTCATCTGCTCATCTAGAACTTTTCCATTTACCTTACTGGTAAGGAAATTCATCATAGAAAACCATTCAGGAACATATACAAGACCAGATTTTTTCTCATAAGAAATTTCCCTACAACCTGTTCTCTCATCAATTAAAGGATAATCATTGGTGAATGCATACACTTCAAATGGAATATTTACTTTCTTACAAAACCAAACCAGATTAAAAAGTTGTTTCATAGTATCAAGTAAAACACTACCCATAGAACCACTCCAATCCAAAACAAATACCAGACCATGATTTTTACCATCGGGAATGGTAGTAATTTTTTTAAAGAGGTCTTCGTTATATTTGTAGGTATGAAGTTTAGAGCAATCTAAAACGCCAGTGCGAGATGTAGAAGCACGAGAATAAGCATCTGCTGCTTTCTTACATTCAAACTCCTTTACCAAATAACTAACTTCTTTCTGAGCAGAACGTTTGAATTTAGAATATTGTTGATCGACCTTAGAAATACTGAAACTTAATGGAAATGATTTTCCATATTCACTCTCGTTTTCCGCATAAGATTTCCAGTTCTCTGCACAAAGTTCATGAATCTTAGAATTAGGAACGACAACTTTTTTTAAGTCAAGTTTAGGAAACTCCAAATAGACATTTTCAAATCCACTATGATCTATAAGTTGTTTAAGTGCATCTTCTAGATTAGTTGCAGTAGAGACTTCTGGTTCATCACCTAAAGTTTCATTACCAACATCTCCTCCCTTCTGCTCATATGAAGGAGTTTCTAAGTCTGCCGAATCTCCCTCTTCAGAATCTCCAGATTCAGATTCTTCAGTAGAATCTCCTTCATCGGATTGTTGACTATTTTGATTATCAATATTACTATCTTGTTCTTTCTCTTGCTCTCTTTTACAAAATTTATACAGAACCTCTGCTGCAAATAAGGTGTCATCAAAATCCTCACAACCATCAATTATACGAATGATTGCCATCTCCTCTTCAGTAAAAGAAATGTTTGTGAAATTTCCAATCTTAAAATATAAGTTTGCTTTGTCAGCAAGATTCATAAGATTGACATTTTCATTAGCAATCTGAAAAAAATCTTGATCGGCAAGTTCCTGATAACCACGATAGAATGTTTTGCCAATACCCGCATACCTACGTTTTATAAGTTTTTCAATGCGGACATCTTCAACCACATTCACAAACTGTGGAGGAATCTTTAGTTCCAAAAACCAATCTCTATCAGGCGTATAAAGTGCATGTCCCACCTCATGACCCACTAACATATCATAAACACTATTACTTGCCTTTTCCCACATTGGAAGCGTCAGAACCCGAGTATGGACGTTGAAGCAAGCAGTTTCAACATTCTTGTGCTCTACAATTAAATCCTCGGTTGCCAGTAGTTTGGCCAGTTGAGATTTAATCTCGTGAGAAACGGTCATTGAAGTTCGTTCGTATGGACTCATAATACGACGAAACCCGCTTCTTGAACGGGTTCATGTGACACTTCTTAAATTGTTTGAGTGCTTCTTTACTAGACCTCAATGCCTGAGGTTTGAGAGTGCGTTTCTGCTCCTTCTTGGAGTGATGTTGCCAATTAGGTGTTGTCATCGGAAATACCTTTGATACGTTTCCACTTATTATACATGGATTGTAAGTGCCATGACTGTGCCAGACTTCTGGCACCCTCATCTAATCTTTTAAGATCTCTTGGGTCGTTGGTGTACTTTTTGTACTCTTCTCTCCAATTAATTTCAGTCATGATACCTTTTTACTGAACCCCTTTATCTTATCAAATTTTATCACGTTGTCAAACTTGTCATGTAAATCTGATTTATGAGATATTACAAAAATGTTGGCACCCTTAATGACATATTTAATAATTTTAAGGAATTCTTCTGTGCCAAATCCATCAAGTGAAGAATCAAATACTTCGTCCATAATTAAAAGATTCGTATTGACAGAATTTTTAACACGGGCAACTTCTCTCCATGTAAAAAGAAGTGCTAGGTCAATTCTCATTTTCTCACCTTCACTGAAAGAAGCATAAGAAAAATCTTCATGAATTGGCGATTTTACGGTCTCATTAAATTCACCATCCAAATTGAA